TAACACCAGTTCTAGCAAATAAGAAGAAAGGTCTAGCCCATGGTGCTTCGTCAAATGCTTTAGCTAAGTTTTTACTAAAACCAGTTAAGTCTTGAGTAAGAGTGGCTTCTCTTCTACTAAAGTCAGCCATCTCGTCAGCTAAAGTACCATCAGGTTTAAATATTTGTTGCTGAAATAAATCTTCTTGATTCTTAAAAAATGTCTGATCTAAATTACTAAAGTTTCCATCAGGCAATCTTTCCGCAGCAGCTAAAAATGCTTTTTCTCTAGCTCTAGCTCTACCTATCATTAATGCAAACGCATCATCAGTAGCAGCCATAATCTTAGTTGAGTAGGTAAGAAGACTACTGTCATTCAAACCTCTAACCATATTAGCTGTACGATATAAAGCTTTATCGACTGTATTACCTCTTGTTTCTGCCCAATGACCATACATTTGCCATTGGTCGTCTAGTTTATTTCTCTCTACAAATCTGGTTTTCATGGTTGATAGATCACCAGCCCAGTAGCTATTTAATCTTTTTTTAAAGTAAGTAAATGCTTCAGGAACCATTTCTCGCATAGCATTGAGATTTGCTAATGCAGCTCTAGTTATAGTGGAATCACCTCTCATTAAACCTCCCATAGCCATAGCCATAGGTCTTGTAAATGCTGCGGTTGATGTACCCATGATTGCGCGTACTGATGTTTTAGGTCCAGACAAAACACTATGAGTAAACATAGTTCCCATCTCTCTTAAAAACGCACCAGTCTTTTTCTTATCGCCAGCGAATGTACCACCTCTCATTTTCTTACGCATGAATGCGTCAAGATCATCTAGTGTGTGTACACCGTCAGCCATAGATATACCTTCAAATATTGTCTTAAATACTTCGTCACCATCTTGATCGGTAGTCATTTGTAGAGCTACACGAAACGCATCAATACTATCTTGTACTTCTTTATCAATCTGTTCTATAAATTCTTTCCCTGACTTTCTTAAACGTGAGTCACCAATCTCGGCTAGTTGCTGAGAAGCTTCAGCACTCGATATCTTTCTAAGTCTTAAACCAGCAATTAGTTTTTCAACCATTTGTTGAGCTGGACCATCAATATCTTTGATATCAGCTATGTTAGCTAGTTCTCTAGCAGTAATACCAGCATCTCTTATGTCGTTAAACAGAGATGTGTTTACCATATCTAAAGCCTTGATGTACATAGGTTGCATGTACTCACCAATTTTCTTACCTTTCTTGTCGTATATAGGTCTTTGTTTTTTAGTAAACTTTTTAAAGAATTGTTCAGTAGTTACGTCGCTTGTATTTCTACCTTCGTAAACAGCCCTAAACATATCAAGGTCTTCACCAATACTTTCTTGCAATGTTTTACCTTTACTTCTAGCAGTAGCTTCTAGTTCTTTAATAAATCCTTGACTTCTAAAATTACCTAAAACTTCTTTGATAACTTTTTCAGATTCACCTGTGCCTTTGGACATTCTGTCAATCTGAGTGTTAGAAAGCATAGAACCTGTACTACCTTCTTCTGCACCCCATTCAGTCTTCATACGTTTTATATCTTTATTAACGCTTGAAGCAGTGCTGTTAGAAGTTGTAGCTCCTTGCCAAGGGTCAGCGATAGGTTCGTTTTTTGGTGCTCTAAATCCGGGATCTTTCATCTGGGATTTAGCTTGTTCTCTTTTTTGTACTTCTATACTGTCTAATCTAGACTTTCTAAACTCATTAAATTTAGCTCCAATCGTATCAACGTCTTCTTTTAATGCTGCACCTAGTTCACCTTTAGCCTCATATACTCTTTTAGCTGCATCAGTAACAGGTTTTAAATCTTCTTTTAACGCACTACCTAGTGCTCCTCTTTCGTCATAAACTCTTTTACCAGCATCCATTACAGTTGATGCACTCTCTTTACCTTGTCTAGTAAGCAATTCAGCTAGTGGTGTCATCTTAAATATAGTTGCATCAAATATTGCACCTATACCCATACCTTCAACAACATGTCTTAGTTTATTTAATGCAGGATGGTCTGCATCTTTGGTAGTAAGAGGTGTATCTATCCAACCATAATGTTTTGTAAGAGCACCAAGTAAATTATCTTGTGATTCATTTTTTGCAAGTAGGTCATATCTTAAACCAACTAAAGCACCTGATCTTAGATGATGTAAAAGTGTGGCTCCTTTTCCTACCTTGCCAAATCCTCCTGTTGCGGCGATAGTACCAAAGACATCTGTAGAACCTCTAACAAATCCTCCCCACCATGTTTTGGTTTCGATAGGATCGCCATCACCATACATAAATTGGTCCCATTCAGTTTGGTATCCTTCTTCAGTTTTACCTTCTTCTTCCATCTCACCATTAAAAAAGTCAATAACTCTTTCTGGTGTAGTGATGATGTTAGAAGCTATGTCTCGAGCACCAGCTCCTAGTCCAATTAATGTATCTTTTGCATACAGTTGGGCAGTTTCATTTTCATATCCTTTCTTAAATCCAACAGCAGCATTTTGTATAAAATTCTTTTTTTTTACTTCTTCAGGCACAACCTCTTCAGGAACTTCCTGTTCTGGTTCTACTATTTTATTTTCTATATCAGCAGCCTGTATGTTTTGTACTGCTTTTTCTGTTTCCTGTTCGGACATCCCAGTCCCAGAGATTCCTATCTCTAGTGTGGGATCAAATTCTTCATTCATAGTTACCACGGTAAATATTGCCTAATGGAAGGCAAGTAATCCGCAGTTACTGGTCCTTTCTCATTAAAGTTTTTTTGTTATAAATAGATGTTTTAACGTTTTGTTCTCCCTGTCCTTCGTCTTCGAGTCTTGCTCTTGTTATACGAGAACGTGTAGGGAATTTGTAAATAAGGTTTAATACTTTATCGTTATATTTATTTTCTTGAGGTTTTGTATCTACTTGTTCGTCTGTATAAAACTGTAGTTGTGAGTTAGCTAAATCTATAGGATTAACTCCTATTCTCATTGCTAGGTCACGATAGTAGTCTGGTATATCTTTAGATTGTTTTAATGGAGTTTTACTCCACATCAATAGTTCGCGTTGTGATATTTGATCTGCATTAATTTTCTGCTTTTTCCATTGACCATTAGCAGATTGATTCATACCGTTTTGTATGCTTCTGCTGTATGTATTATCTGAGGGGTCAAGACTAGGATTCATTAAAGCATCCACTGTTCTTTCGTCGTTCAATATTTCTTCTACAGCTCTTCTACCAGCTTTCATACCATCTTCAGGTCTACCTACAGTTTGACCGTCTCTTACAGTAGCTTGCTTGTAAGCGTTATTAAATACTTCTTCTAGACCAGCGTATAAATTTAGCCATTCTACTGAAGCAGTTTCTGTACTTCCAAATGTATCTCCTGTTCCTTGGTCAGTGTATGACTTTAAATATTTAGCTGCTGAGTCATGTAAATCTGTTCCCGGTACGAGGGCACCTGTAGTAAGTATCTTATCTTTATATTGATTAAACTTAGCTGTGCTTACATTTTTCATCTCAAAATCATATACACCACCTTGGTAGCGTATGGATTGTTGAATCATGTCCTCTGCAACATCGTCAGGTAAGTGTCCTTTTAACGCATCTGATAATTCTATTGGTACATATCCGTCATACTTATTTTTATAGAACGCATACATCTGTGCCTTTTGTTCGTTAGTAGGAGCTTCTAAAGATCTTATAACTTCTAAATCAGCAGATATATTTGCTTCTTTTTGTTCTGCTCTAGCTTCTGCACCTTGATGTGCAGCATCTGCTAATTCACCTTCTAAACCACTCCACTCTTTCCAAGAACCCATTGTCTTAGTAGAACCATCACGAGCTGTTATTTCGTGATTGACTATAGACATAGCTTCTGTATATGTAATTACATCCTGACTAACTAAATCAATTAGATTTTCTTTAAATGCTGTTCTTCCTGCGGAGATGGTAGTTCTATTTCTAGCTGCATATCTAGCTGCCCAATCGTGAGCAAGTTGATGTCCATCAGCAGGATTGGCAGTAGAAAATCCAACTGCAATCATGTTGCTATCAGATGCTTTTACTTGTGCCTGA